GCAGACGCTGACCATCTCGAACCTCTCCAAGATGATCGCCCGCCTGCCGCCAGGTTCGTTCGGCCGTGCGATCTGGCTCGTCAACAACGACGTGCTGCCGGCACTCTTTACGCTGACGCTCGGCAACTATCCGATCTATCTGCCGATCTCCGCCGGCGCACAGGAGTCGCCCTACGGGATGCTGCTGGGCCGTCCGGTGTTCGTCTCGCAGCACGCGAAGAGCTTCTCGTCGCAAGGCGACGTGATCCTGCTCGACCTGTCGTACTACCGCACCATCAAGAAGGCGTCCGGTATCGAGACCGCGACGTCGATGCACCTGTACTTCGACGCGGATGCGATGGCGTTCCGCACCGTGTTCCGCCTCGATGGCCAGCCGACCATCGTCAATCCGATCAAGCCGGCGAACGGGACGAACAACCTGTCGCCGTTCATCCAGCTCGCGGCCCGCTAATTTCCGGAGGATCTCAATATGCTGCCCAGTCTGAAACCCACCGACTTCGAAGCGCTGCTCACCTCGATCGACCCCGCCAACCAGGCCGCCGGCACCGTTACCACCGCGTGGGTGCCGGTGCAGAACTTCCATACCTTTCTGGCGCTGATCGGCACCGGGGCGATGGGCGCGAACGGCACGCTCGACGCCAAGATCCGTCAGGCACAGGATGCGGCTGGCACCGGCGCGAAGGATCTGCCGGGTAAGGCGATCGCCACGATCTCGGCTGCCAGTGGCGCGAACGTTCAGGCGCTGATCAATTTCCGCAACGGCGACGTCGATACCAACAACGGCTACGCGTTCGTCCAGCTATCGGTCACGCTTGGCACCGCCGCATCGTATGTTGCCGCGTACCTGTTTGGCGTCGGCGCGCGCTTCGATCCGCCGGTGGATGCATCGGCGCTTATTCCCGTCAACCTCGGCGACGCGACGGTTGTCCAGATCATCTGACAGTGGTCGCTGATGCCCGAGATCCTGCTGCAGCGGCCAGTGGGCGAGCCGATCGACCTGGCCGTCGCGAAGCTGCACCTGCGCGTGACCGACGATGCGCAGGATACGCTCATCGCGTCGATGCTCACGGCGGCCCGTGCGGCTGCCGAGACGCTTACGCGCCAGCAGTTTCTGCACGCGCGTTACCGGCTTGTGCTCGACCGGTTCCCAATGGCCGGTGTCGGCACGCCGCTGCCGTTTGCCCACGTCGTGAACTACCCAGGCTTCGCGATTGTGCTGCCGCATTGTCCCGTGGTCGAGGTCGTGTCGATCGACTATCTCGGCATAGATGGCACCTGGCAAACCATGAATCCTGCCGATTACGTCGTCAATGCCGCCCTGATGCCGGCCATCGTGACACCAGGCTTCGGCAAGATCTGGCCGATCCCGCTGCCGCAGATCGGAGCCGTCACCATCACCTATGACGCGGGCTACATGTCCGTGTGTGCGGTCAGCGGCGCCTTGCCTGGCACGCAGATTCAGGTACGCGGCCCCGTGGCCTGGAAGCCGGGCGACAGTGTCTGGTTCACCAACTCGGGCGGCAAGCTGCCGGCGCCGCTGTTGCCTAACGTGCCTTACACGGTCGCCACCGCTTCCGGCGGCGCGTACACGTTGCTCGATAGCGCGGGCCAAGCGGTCACGCTCGCCGATGCTGGTTCCGGCACGAGCTACATCTACGGCGGACCCGAGCCGGTGCCCGAAGGCATCTGCAACTGGATCTTGATTCGCACCGGCTCGCTGTACGAGAACCGCGAGGAAGTGGCCATCTTGAATCGCGGCAAGGTCGAAGAACTGCCCTTCATCAATGGCTTGCTGGACCCGTACAGGATGTCGCTGCCATGACGGCGCGCATTCGCAGCGGGCTCCTCACTCGCCTCATCACGATTGAGCAACGTGTCACGACGCAGGACAGCTTCGGCCAGCAGCAGGAGACGTGGAATACCGTCAAGCCAGTCTATGCGCTCATTGAAGCGCTGAACGGCAGCGAGCGTGCGGCGGCGCAGTCGGTCATGACCGACGTGTCGCATCGCATCACCGTGCGCTATGACGCGATCTTTGCCGACCCGCGCGTCGTGGCCGCGTACCGTGCGACCTATAACGGGCGCATTTTTATCATCCAGGCCGCGTTGAACATTGACGAGGGCAATCAGATCGTCGAATTGATGGCGGCGGAGGGCATGACCAATGGTTGACGAGGTGCTGAACGTCAAGGGCCTCGCTGACCTGAATGCGGCGCTGAACGACTTGGCCGTAGCGCTCGCGCGCAACGTGCTGCGCGGCGCGGTGCGTGCCGGCGCCGAAGTCATCCGCAAAGAGGCGGTCACGCGCGCACCGGTCTATGCGCCGCCGGGCGCTCCCGATCAGCGAGTGGACCCCGGCCTCATCAAGCGTTCGATTTTCTCGGCACACGTACCGAATCAATCGGACGACACCAAACAGGTATTCATTGTCGGCGTGCGCAGTGGCAGACGCGAGCGGCATGCAAAGGTGCGCGCGCACGGCGGCGGCTCGCAAGTCATGAACCACGACGCGTATTACGCCGCCTGGGTGGAGTTTGGGCACTGGTACGTGCCGGCAGCGCCTGACAACCTCATCTTGCGGGCGCGCCGCAATCGCGCGCGCAGGCCGGGCGGAGTATTTGTGCCGGCGAAGCCCTTCATGCGCCCGGCATTTGAAGCGAAGAAGCGCGAAGCGGTCGACGCGATGGAGCGCTACCTCAAGAAGCGCTTGGCGAAAGAGCGCAGGAACTTGCAACAGGCCGTCGCGGGCTTGAAGGCGAGCACCAATGCCGACGATTCAGGAACAACTGGTCTCGCAGCTTGAGCCGGTCGTGCCGGGCGGCATCTATCCGCTGATCGCCGAACAGAACGTCACGCCGCCCTATGCCGTGTATCAGCGCATTGCCAGCGCCATCGAAAACACCCTAGCAGGCAACGGCCAGCCGCCCATCTTCAACACGCGATTTCAGATCGATGTGTGGGACATCACCTATGCGTCGGGCATCACCACGTGCACCGCCATCAAGGCCGCGATGGCCGCGTGGACTGTGCAAAACGTCCTGATTCTTGAACACGACGAGTACGTGACCGACGTGCGGCGCTTTCGCTTCATCCTCGACTTCTCAGTTTGGCACTACTGACCGCCCGACCCTTGACCACGACAGCCCGCGAAAGCGGGCTTTTTTCATGGAGCGTCTGACATGACCTCGACCGCAATTTCGGCCCAAGGCTCGACTCTGCAAGTTTCGAGCGGCAACGGCACTGCCAAGAGCATCAGCGGCATCGCACTCGGGAACCCGACCATCATCACGGCGACCGCGCACGGCTTCAATAACGGCGACGTGGTGACGCTCGCCGGCATCGTCGGCACGACCGTCCTGAACGGCCTCACGTTTGTGGTGAAGAACAAGACCACGAGCACTTTTGCGGTCGACTACGACACCACGGGCAGCACTGCCTATACCTCAGGCGGCACGGCAATGCCGGTTGCCTGGGTGAACATCGGCAACTTCAAGACCATCAAGGGCTTCGACGGCAAGATTGCCAAGCTCGACGCCACCAACCTCGCCAGCGTGGCGAAGGAATACCGCGCGGGCCTGTTCGATCCGGGTCAATTCACGTTCGATGTGGACGTGGACAACAGCGACGCCGGCCAACTCGCGCTGCAAAACTACAAGGTCAATGCGACCTTGGCGCAATTCAAGCTCACGCTGCCCAACACCCACACCGCCACGTGGACCGGCTTTGTCGAAACCTTCCCGTGGGATGGCGCCGTCGACAAGCTCGTCAGCGCCCAGGTGAACATCATCATCACCGGTCCCGTCACCTACGCCTAACCGATAGGGGTTTCACATGGCTCTCAGCAAAGACCAAATCCTCGGCGCCAGCGACCTGCCGAACCAAACCGTGCCGGTCCCCGAATGGGGTGGCGACGTCATCATCCGCACCATGACCGGCGCGGCCCGCGATGCCTACGAGGCGAGCATGGTGGTGTTCAAGGATGGGCAGCGCGTGGCCGATCTCACCAACATGCGTGCCAAGCTCGTTGCTGCAACGCTGGTCGATGACACCGGCCGCCTGCTGTTCACCGCCGCCGAGGAAGTCGAAGCGCTGGCGGCAAAGAGCGCATCGGTGCTCGAACGCCTGTTCCGCGTCGCGCAAGACCTGAACGGCATGGGCGCGGCGAGCGTGGAGCAAGCGCAAAAAAACTCGAATGCCGCCCCGAGCGGCGCTTCACCTTCCGCCTAGCGCTGGCGCTCGGCATGACGGTCAGGCAATTGCTGGCCGCCATCGACAGCGCGGAATTGACCGAATGGATGGCCTATGACCGCCTGGACCCATTCGGAGAGGCACGTGCCGATCTGCGGGCGGGCATCATCGCCTCCGCCGCCGCAAATCACGGTTTTGTGCGGTTGGAGAAGCCCTACCAGCCTTCGCACTTCATGCCCTTCATACAGCGCGGCGAAGAAACGCCCGTCTTGCTTGACGATCCGGACCAACAAGCCAGGCTGATCCTGGCGGCGGCTTTCGGGCGACGCGACTAGCCATGGCACTTTCCAGCCTCGTCATCGAACTCGAAGCGAACGTCGCGCGCCTGCAGAGCGACATGGCCGAGGTGCAGCGCATCGTCGGCACGAACATGCAGCGCGTGGGACAAGCTGCAAACGACGCATCGAAGCAGATCGAAAACGTCGCGCGCGCGGGGCATTCTGTCGGTCGCGTCAAGGGCGTCGATGAGATGGCTGAACAGATGAACCATCTGAATTTCAGCACGGTCGGCGCGCGGCGTGAATTGCTGGTGCTCGCGCACGAAGCGGCCAATGGCAACTGGAAGCGCTTTGCCGGCTCGCTCATGGTGCTGGGCGAGCGCGTCGATGCGATGAGTGTCATTTTCAGCAAGACGGGTCTTATGATCGGCGGCTTCGCGCTCGCCATCGGCGCCGTCACCCTCGCAGCCATTGCCGGCTACAGGGAAATGCATCAGTTCAATACCTCGCTGATCCTGACCGGCAACTATGCCGGCATGACGGCGGGCGCGTGGCAGTACATCGGCTCGCAGGGGATCCTGCAGGGCACCTACGAGACGTTCATGGCGGCCGGCCGCAAGCACTTCGGCGGGACGCTCTCG